CCAGCATATACTCTGTGAATATATTTGTCCTCCCAACCATAATCAATAAAATCAGAATACATTTGTTCAACTAGTGATGTAGTGGGTACAAGTATAAGTGTCTTGAGGTTCATTAAATGATAATAACGAACAAGTGTGTAGATTATGAGTGATTTGCCTGAAGCAGTAGGAGATAAAAGAAGGCACCGATTTGTGCATATAGCATGCCAGATTGCATCAATCTGGTAATCACGAAATTGTATAGATTTGCCTCTGCTCTTGGGTCGTAATGATTCGGCAAACTCTCTGACATTCTCACGAATAACATTCCTGTCATCTTCTACTCCTTTTTCTATTATATATTCTATTGACTTTTTTGTGCAGTATTCTTTTATATAAGGCAATAATCCAACATATATTCTACCATTTCTTGGTGAGAATAATCTTATCTTTCCATCCCACATACGATTACGATATTGTGGCATGAACTTTGCACCTGGCACTTCAAAAGTAAAATAATCAGACAATTCCCTAGAAACATCTTCGTCTACCTCTAACTCTAGGTAGACCTCATTTACTTTTGAGATTTTCATTATTTAATCTTTGGGCCTAATAACCACCCAACAATACTTTTTCTTACACCAGACTTTACTGGTCTTACTCTATGCCACATATCTGAATGAAATAAAATGCAGTTCTCGTTACTTCGTTTCCACTCTGATATGTATCTTGGTTTTGCATCAGGGCCATGTATTTCTAAATCGAACTCACCACCCTCAAAGTTATCATTTAAAAATATAGAAAAAGATACTTTTCTAATCCTACCATCTGGATAAGGTTTAT